AACCACAAACTTAAATTTAATGGCCTTAGCATACACTCCCGACTTAGAACTATCTACAATTTTGCCTCACTACCAAAAGAGGTGGCGTGATAAATACCTCTGGGTGCTTCACTCAATTACCTTTCAACAGCTTAGGAATAAGGAAAATTTTAACGGCTACGTGAATTTAGACACGAGGCTACTTAAAAAGCTTGTAGGTGATAAGTATTACAAGCACGTACTCACTCAACTACTCAACGCCAGGATAATTGAGGTCCTATTGAACGCTAAGGGCACAGAGGCTTACTCAAAGGGTGCTTTTGCTAAGGCTTACAGAGTGAGGCCAGAGGTATTGAATAGCACACGAATAAAGGCTACCCCAATACTAAAGAAAACATACCAAAGGAAAATTGAGAATGTACGCTACCAATTAGTAAAGGACGCCATAAAATTGAACCCCTATGTGAGGCACGAGCTCTTACAGCTCACTTACCGGCGAATAAGATACAACGAGGCACTTGAGTACATAAACACGAATTACGAGCCTCTTACACCTCAATACAAAGCTCGAATAATAGCCCTTAATGAGTTTGAGGCTATGCACAAGGCAAAGCTCGAGCACGAGGCCTTACCCTTTCACTTTAGCTACAATAAGGGGAGGCTGTACTCCCCAGCCTCAATGCTACCCCGAGACCTTGAGCAATTTACATACTTTACAGGCTACGAGCACGAGGCCTCTGTGTGCTTAGATATGCCTAACTCACAGCTCTGTTTTTTCGACCACTTAATAAGTACAAAAGTTCACCACATAGGGAGGGATATGTGCGAGGGGGGTATTGAGGCCAAAAACGGACAAACAGCCCCCTCCCCACTACCTACTCCCCTATGTGGTGTAAAATGGAGCGAGGTAGTGCGTAGTGGTGGTGGCTATGAGCGAATAATGAGCCTAAGCGAGTACGGAGGCAAGGTAACCGGGCACACAGCCCAGGAACGTACAGAGTTTAAGGCTGTGTTTTTCGGACAGCTCTTTTACAATAAGTACGTGCCTAACTACCTTACCCCTTTGGAAATCGTATTTGGTACTCACTACCCACACGAGGCAAAGGCTTTGAGGGAGTACAAAAAGAGGGTAGGCAATAAGGCTCTGGCTGTTGAGGTGCAAGCTTTGGAGGGTAAATTTTTTCATAATACAATAGTGAGCTATCTAATGTGGAAATACATTAACCTACCTTTCACTATTAAGCACGACAGCATAACCTTACCCCAGAGTGAGGCCTCGTTTATTTGTGAGGAATTAAATGAGCTGTTAAGGGTATTTTTTCAAGATAGCAACGTATCTTTGAAAGCGAGTACACTATGAAAGGGATAAATAAAAACGGCGTTATCTGGGTAAAGCAAGGCAATAGAACTACGTGCTTTTACAACCTTTCAAGTGATGTAGAAATATCGAAAACCTTTGTAAATATGTCTGTAAAAGCAATCCAGAACTTAACAGGCACTCAACTGCTCAATGTTCAAAAAAATAATATCTTCAAAGAGCAAAAAACTTAACTTTGTAGTGCTAAGGTTAGTTTGTGGTGAACTCCTTTGTTAGGGGGGTATTTTTATGCCTCCCTTTAATTTTATGTTAAATTTAACAAACCTTAGACGTTCGTTTAAGATTTGTTATATCTTTGAAATATGAAATACATAGCATACTACCGAGTGAGCACAGAGAAACAGGGAACCTCTGGCTTAGGACTTGAGGCACAAAGGGAGGCCGTACTTAATTACATTAAGCCGGAGAACATACATACTGAATTTACAGAGGTTGAAAGTGGTAGGCTAAAGTATAGACCTATCCTACATGAGGCCTTAAAGCTCTGTAAAAAAACAGGGGGCACTTTAGTAATAGCAAAGCTTGACAGGTTGGCTCGAAATGTGGCTTTTGTGAGTGAATTACTTGAAAGTGGAGTTAAGTTTGTGTGCTGTGATATGCCAAACGCTAATGAGCTTACAATACACATTTATTCAGCTATGGCACAGGACGAGGCAAAGAGAATAAGCACCAGAACTAAGGAGGCTCTGGCTGTGAAAAAAGCACAGGGCTACAAATTAGGCAATCCTCAAAACCTTACTACGGAGGCACAGCTCAAAGGGGTGCAAAGCATTAAGCTCAAAGCACAGAGCAACCTCAACAATCAAAGAGCTAAGGCGTACCTCGTAGGGCTCACAGGAACTTTACAAAGCAAGGCCGAACAATTAAACAGGAACGGCTTTAGAACCTCCACAGGCAAAGAGTTTACACCTATGCAAGTACGGAGGTTACTACCAGAATAGAAACCTCTTTTTTTTCGGCTCTGGTAGTGCAAGGCTCAACTTATTTTCAAGGTTAGCTGTAAGGATATGTGCCTCTTTTAGCCGTTCATTAAGGAACTCGATTTGCCTATCCTTAACAATCAACTGCTCACGTAACAGCTCAAGGGCTGTATTGTCCTGTGAACTATTGAATGAACTATTGAATTTACTACTTAGAAAATCCTCACTGAATAGTATCTTTTTGTGACCTGTGGCTAACGTCTCAAATTTAACTCCCTTGTGCTTTGTCTTAGCTAATT